ATAGTAAATATAGAAATAAAATACCAAAAAATATTTATAAATCAACTAATGATATTTTACCAAATGATCCAATAATTGTTACACGCGATTCAAATATTGTACAAATAAATTATCCTAATCATAATTTTTCGATTGGTGATAGTATTATCATACAAAATATAAATACTAAATCAAAAATATTATCAAATAGTGTTTATTTTTTTAATCATGTTCCATATATGTTTATTAATTATACGAATCATGGGATACCTTTAGATTTTATTAACTATTATAACGAATATAAAATTTCTATCCAAATAATTAATGATTTGGGTATAAAAATAAAATATTCAAATATACCTATCAATTTAATAACACAAATTTATAATATTACATTACCTTCATTAGTTGATAAAATTACACCAATTATTCCCGAAGTATATAAAGTATTTAATGTAAATAATGCAACAGATATGGATGCAAATTATTTAATGATAGAATTACCATATCCTTTCTTAGCTGATTCTGGAAATTATTATATTTCTGATGATGTATTTAAATTTACATTTTTAAATATTGGTGGCATACCATTATATTATATTAATGCTGATTATCCAGTTAATTATAATAGATATCAAGGCTATCATGAAATTATAAATATTGATCAAAATAATATTTATTTTTTTGTACCAATAAGTGCATCTTCTACAATTAATGAAGGTGGGTCTAATTTACAAGTTATGTTAATAACTAATACTATTAATGGTTTCCCAAATTCTAACAAATATACCATTGATTTGAAAAGAAGTTTTAATAATGTTGTTAGAATTGAATTAGTAAGTACTGAATTTCCATATATAGATTTTTTAATTAGATCAGGTATTAATAATAAATTATATTGGCAGCATTTAGATGACGGAAATTATATTTATCAAGCTAGCATACCAGAAGGTAATTATGATTCAACTAGTTTAATATCAACTTTAACTAAAGCATTAAATAATGTACCGCGATTTTATTCAACTAAAGAAAATTTAGTTTATAATATTTTTACAATACATTTAGATCAATATACTCAAGAAATAATTTTTACACCTTATAAAAATAATAATTTACCTAATTCATTATCTGCTACTTTAGTAGAAATTAATAATGTAAAATATGTAAAATTAACAGTTTTGCATCCGGGTAATCTAGTTGAAGTAGGAGATACTATTACAATTACTGGTGCTACAAAAATAGGAACCGTTTTAGATACATCGTATTTAAATACAACTTTAACAATATATGAAGTTAATACAACTAATCAAACATATACAATATTAATTGCACCATTAAATCAAATTACTAATTCAACTATCGTTGATTTAACTGGTAATGGTGGTCCAAGTATTGTAATAAAAACAAAAGCAAAAGTTAAATTTTTATTTAATAGATCGGATACAATAGGAACAATTTTAGGTTTTAAAGATGTTGGTCAACCAAATGCAGTTACACAATTTAAAACAAGTATATCTAATTTTGATTCTTATATTCAATCAACTAATTTAAATCAAGTTGGTAATTTAGATTTATCAACTAGATTATTAAATTTTACTGGATCTAATTATTATATTTTAATGTACATAAATGATTATGAATGTGTAATTAATAATTCTAATCAACCAACTGCATTTGCAAAAATATTATTATCTGGTAATCCAGGTGATGTTTTATTTAATACCTTTGTAAACTATCCATTAGAATTTGATTTTCCAATTTCGATATTAACTGAATTAAGTATTAGTTTTACTTATCCGGATGGAACATTGGTTGATTTTAGAAATATAGATCATAGTTTTACATTACGTATTATTGAACGAACTGTAAAACCATATGGTACTGGATTAAATTCTAAGGATACTTCATATTATGAAACTGTTAAACAACAAGAAAATATACAATGATAAAAGATTTTCAATTAAATCTTATAAATTAAATTTATTATACATTAAATCTGCTACTTGTGTCCACGATATTATAGTTTTACATCTTTGTTTCATATCTTCTCTTGCATAATTTAATGCATCCTGATCTTTTATTAATTTTAAAATTTGCAATGCAACATGTTGCATAACTTTTGGATCTTCATGATTCATATCAAATTTATAACCTTCCCTTTCAGTAAATACTCCAAAATTAGCTATTAATGGAATACAACCAGCTAATATACTTTCACGTATACTAATACAATCTACTTCATTAATTATATTTGAAACATATAACTCAAATGAAGATAAATATTTTTCTCTTGCAATAATTTCAGCTGATGCTGAACCGTGTTCACAAACACCGTGTTCGCTAAATAAATTATTCATCATATTTTTAAAATCATTATCTTGAATCATATCCATACCTGTATAAACATGTAATTCTGCACGAGGCTCTATCTTTTTAATAACTGAGAATACCCCTCTTATTAAAAATTCAAGTCCTCTATCATAATAGGTAGTATAACAAAAACGATATGGATTTCTTACAACATTATCTGTATTGATACTAAATTTATCAATACGTAAACCACTTGGTATAATAACTTTATCTTGATGTGGAAATAGTTTTAAATAATGATCAAATTCAATACTATGGAATTGACTTTTTAAAAATATTGTATTAACTTTTGATCCATATAATCCCCAAAATTCAATTAATTTATCATTGTGAATAAAATTATCATAAACGTCCCAACAAATTTGTTTTGCTTTAATTGGGAAAGGTACAGATGATAAAAATCCATTAGCTCTAAATAAAATTAAAATATTAAATTTATGGTGTAGAGGAAATTTTTTCCAACTTATAAAATCAATATTATTCCATTTAAAATCATCTTCATATTCACCATATACAGCTATTTTTTTCTTTTTATTATAAGCCCAATGTTCTGTTAATTTTGTAATTGCACGTTCATTATCATATAAATATGGACTTTTCGGATCAAAAGTATTTGTAAAACCACCAATCATAAAAACAATATCGTGGTGCGCTGGTTCTTCTATAACATATAAATCTTTCATTTTTAAAAATATATCTTCATCTATATAATTTGTTATTGGTTCTTTAATTTCATTTAATGTAGGTAATGTTCCTAAAACACCACCTAAACCTAATTCTCTTTTATTAAATGTATTAAAATTATGAGAAATTGCAATAATTGTTTTCCGCGAATCTATTTTTACTAATGGAGATGTAAATTCATAAGTAAAACTTCTTTCTTCACCAACCATAATTTCTGGATCATGTTTATGGTTATTTAAAAATTCTTTACGATATGCCATACAATTATTTGTAGAATGAAATTCCATAAAACCTTTGAATTTAAATAATCTATCCATAAAAAAATCATATAAATATACATCACTTACTCCGGCTATTAAACATTTACTATTTGTTAAAGCTTCTACAGCAGATTCTATTCTTTCGTGTGGATAATAATCATCATCATCTAAACAAACTATTATATCTCCAATACATGATGCATTTCCTAAATTTCGTAAACCACCGAGTTTTTTACCACTAAATGGAATATAATTTATTTTAAAATTTATTTCTGATTTTATTTCTTCAATAAATTCTTCAATTAAAATTTTATTTTTATCTGCTTCAGCTTTATTTTGTGTACCTTCAACAATAACCCATTCTGTAATATCTTTATATGTTTGTCTTTGAATCATCATAAATAATATCTTTAAACATTTAAAACGTTTAAATTGAGTAATAGTTAACATTGAAACAGTTTTAATATTTTTAATTATTGTCATAAATATTTATAATGAAATTCCTTTATATAAATTATAAAAATCTAATATAATATAATATATTATGTTTAGATGTAAATCTTTAATTGAAGAAAACATATTGTATTTTATATTATTAATTTTACTATTTTTATTTTTATATATTTCATTCTTTATAATTCCTTATAATTTATATAGTAATAGATTTGAAAATTTTAATAATCAAAATGAAACTAATATGATTGATTATTATGTAATTCATATTAGATCTTATACTAAAAGATATAAAAATATATTAAATAATCAATCTAAATTAAATCAAGGTATTAAAATATTCGATGGAGTTATTGGAAAAAATTTGGATTTAAATGATTTAAGTATGTTTGATCCAGAATTAAAAATGAATTTTGATTATACATATATTAATGAAATTGGATGCTATTTAAGTCATATTATGTTAATAAAATCATTAATAGGTAAAGATAATGGTTATACTGTTGTATTTGAAGATGATTTTGTTATTATTGATGATAATTTAAATGAAAGTATTATTAATATTATAAGTAAATTAATCGATGATTTCGATATAATATTTTTAGGTAATTTAAATAATAATCATGATAATAATATAATAGATAATATTTATTCAATTAACCCCAATATACCTCTTTGGGGAACTCATGCTTATTTAATAAATAATAAAAATGCAAAAAAAATTTATAATAAATTGTTAAATATGGATTTAGCAATTGATAATAAATTTAAAAAATTAATTGATGATAAAGAATTAAATGGATTAACCATATATCCAATTTTAGTTGATCAAGAACGTCATGAATATGAATCAAGCATTAGATAATCTTCTATATAAAAATAAATATATTAAAAATATAATAATCATAAAAATAACAATTTCTTTTAACATATAATTATTATTAGTGCATGAACACGATGTTGATTCTGTTACTTCACTAAAATTTTCAATCAATTGAATATCTGTTCCTAATTTATTTGTAAAAGAATGTTCACTATGAATAATTCTTAAATCATCTTTTAGATGATAAGCTTTAATATATGGATAAATTTTTCTGATTTCCGAATCTACTTGACCATTAATAGGATACATATTAACAAGCATATGTGCAATTTTTTTATCAACTACATATCCAAATAAACCAAATACAAGGTAGTTTGCTTTCATTAATATATTATTATATTCTATTGATTCTCTTGCATCATGATGACCCAAATATAATAAATCATATTCTGGAATATCTTTTTTATAATTATTTAATTTTTCAAAAAATAAATCATCAAAATAAATATCATCTTCTAAAATTAATACTTTTTGATGATCGCCATTTAAAATATTTAAAAAAGCATCGCGATGTGATAATGCACAACCAACAGCACCGCGAGTCATTACTGATCCGGGAGCAAATTGTCTAGGTGTATTATCACTAGCTTCTGTAGAAGCACGGGCACTTAATAAATCACTAACCTCATCTAAATTTAAGTTTCTACCATCAACAGCATTAATTCTTTCAACGTCACCTTGCCAATCTATTCTTTTTATTTGTTCTTCTATATATTCTTTTCTATCTTTTCTTCTTTCTAAATTTATATATAATATTTTAGTAAACATTTTATATAAATTATATTAGATATTATTAATTTATAAATTAATAATTTTTTCAGCAACAGTATCCCAGCTTATTATTGTTACCGATTTTTTAAATACATCTCTTAATATTTCTAATTTATCTGGATTTTTTAGTAAATTTAAAATATTAATTGCTATATTTTTCATATTTTCTGGATCATTTTCTTTTAAATCAAAATGGATCCCTTCTCTTTCAGAAAATACGCCAAAATTAGAAATAAGAGGAATGCATCCTGTAATTAAACTTTCTCTAATACTAATACAATCTATTTCTGCTATTGTATTTGTTATATATAATTGAAAACTACTTAAATATTTTTCTCTAACTATCATTTCTATTGATTGTCTACCATGATCGATAACTCCAGGAAAACAAGTTATTTTTTTTAATTCTTTTTTTACATTATCATCAAACATATCCATTCCATAATATAAATGTAATTCTGCTCGCGGTTCTATTTTTTTTATAAGAGCCCAAATATGTGGTATAATATGTAATAATCCACGAGTATAATAACTAACATAACAAAATCTATAAGGATTTCTCTTACATTTATCCCAATTATTTGAAAATTTATCAATTATAATTCCATTAGATATTATTGCATATTGGTCTGTTTTCAATTTAGTATTAAAATACTTTTGAAATTCTTCTAAATGATAATTACTTTTTAACAATACTTTTGTAATTTTATTACCATATTTTTTATATAAATCAACTATATAATTTTGTTCCGCAAAATTATCATGTAAATCCCAATAAATATTATCAGCTTTAAGATCAAATGGAATACCTGAGAAAAATCCATTTAATCTCCATAATATTATTTTTTTAAATTTATGGTTAAATTCTAAAGTATTCCATTTTTTATATTCGACATTATTATGTATCAATTCATCTTTTTTACCAGACATAATATCAGCATAAACTGCAACTTTTAATCCTTTACGTGCCCAAGATTCACATAAATGAACAACAGCTTGCTCTGATCCACCCAATGATTTGTCTTTTGGGTCCCATGCTTTAGAAAAAGCCCCTAAATAATAAACTATATCATATGGTGAAATATCTTCTTTAACAAATAATGATTTCATTCTTTTAAAAATATGTTCTGGTATATAAGATGTAATAGGATGATCATTAACTTCAAATAAAGTAGGATTTATACCTGTTGTACCACCAATACAATGTTGTCTTTTATTAAATGTATTATAATCATGACTTGATACTATAATACATTTTTTAGAAATTAATTGTACCATTGGTTCAATAAAGTTATTTGTAAAACTTTTTTCTTCTGACATTATTAAATTAGGTTCATGTTGATGATTACGTAAATATTCACGTTTAAAAGCCATACAATTATTCGTTGTATGTTTTTCATGAAATCCTTTAAATTTATATAATTTACCCATAAAAAATTCATACATATAAATATCAGTACATCCCGCTATTAATGCATTGGATTTCTCTAAACTTTCAACAGCATGAGAAACACGTTCTGGTGGATAATAATCATCATCATCCATACATACTATAATATCACCATTACATTTATTATTTCCTAGATTTCTTAAATCACTCAGACATTTTCCTGTATATTCTATATATACTATTGTCATATTTTTTATTTCATTATTTTTTATTAATTCATAAATATGTTTTTTATTTAATTCAGCATCTTCTTTATTTTTAGAGCCTTCGACAATAACCCATTCTATAATATTATCATATATTTGTAATTTAATTAATTCATATAGATTTTTTAAACATTCAGATCTTATAAGTTGACTTACTGTTATTAATGAAGCCGATAGTTTTTTTTTTATAATTTTAGATTTTTTAGTGCTCATTTATATGATGACTAGATAATCCTTTAAATATTTATGTGATCAAAAGCTTTTATAATTAAAATAAATTCTTTAATTAAATCATGATATTTATAATTCGGTATATTTAAAAATATATTTAATATATCTATATTATTACAAATATATAATGCAAATAATATATCAATATTATCATTTATTCTTTCTAATAAAATAAAATTTTTATTATTAAAAAAATGTTTATCATTTGTTGTAATAGCATTAATTATGTCTTCTTCAATCATACTCTATAATCTATTATAAAATAATATTTTTATATATTTATTTTAAAATTAAATAATAATTATAATTAATTATAATTATTATTTAAAAAAATGTATTTATAATATATGGGACTAAATGATTTATCATCATGTATTACAAATATAAATCTAATTAAAAATACAAATAATATAAGTATAACAAATAAAATATTTTTAGTAATTTTATTCATAATACATTGGATATTTATGGGCGGTACAGCAACATATTTTATATGGGGAAGTCCTGATTATGATAAAATATTAATATTTAGTTTAATATTATTAATAATTACATGGACTATAATTTATAAAGAGTGTATGACATCATATTATGAAAAAAATATTATAAGTGAAATAATTGATACTGATAATATGAGAAATCCATCATTAGATCTATATTGTTATAATAATAATGTTACTCTATATATTGAAATACTTATGTGTATTTTAATGACTTTTAATTTTGCATTTGTAATGTTAAGAATGGAAATTCCAAAAATTTTAGTATTAATATTTATAATATGTATGATTTCTAATAATTTATATTTTAGATTTCTAGATTTATTAAAAAATTATAAACTCATATAATATATATGAATGATTTTTTTAATAATATTAATTTTATATTGAATACAGATGAAATTAGTTATAATAATAAAATAATATTAATCTTTTTATTTATTTTACATTGGGTTATTGTTATTGCTGCTTCAACATATTTTATATGGGGAAATCCAAATTTAGATAAATGTGTATTTTTAGTTATATTTTTTTTATTTATAACATGGGTTGTCGTTTATAATGATTGTATAATATCTTATTATGAAAAACAAATTGTTAAAAATATATTAAATGTAGATAAAATAAGAAATCCTTCAATTACTTTATATAATTATACTAATTTTAAAAGTATAACAATAGAAATTATTGTACAAATATTATTAATATTTAATTATTCTTTTATTTTTATTAGATATGGCATACCAAAAATATTTATTTTAATATTTATAATATTATCAAATATAGGTCATTTATATATTAGATATCAAGAAATTATAGATAGATATAATATAGATGATACTCTGTAACCAAGTGGATTAGTATCTACATATTTGCACCAAAGAATTATGAAAATAATACAGACCAAGATTTTTCCATGTAATGACCAACTTCTGGGTTCGAACTATTTGATAATTCTAATATTAATTCTTTATATAATGATATTGGATTATTTAATATATCTGTTTTAGTAACTGAAAAAATTCCATGATAAGTTAGATAATTTATAGTTTTAGATTTATTAGGAAAATGATAATCGAACCATTTACCATATGGTCTAATTTTAGATAATTCTAAATTACTTTCATTATTTATCTTAAGATTATCTTGTCCAGTAGTATTATATTTATCTATCTTAAAATTATATAATAATTGATAAATATTACATGGCATTGGATGATAAAATACTTTTTTATTAAATAATAATGTTTGAATACAAATCAATTTAGACATTGATCTTTTAGTACAAGTTATAATCATAGGTAATAATTTAAATATTAATTCGTAATTAATTGCATTATATGCAGAACCCGGTAAAAATATAATATTATCGCTTAATTTATAATAGTTTTGAATAATATGATATAAATATGTATGACTCTCTCTACCTACGTTTTTTAATTTAATAATATCTATAACATTATCATTAATAGTAAAATCATTATTAATTCCTTTATTATATATAATTATTTTAAATTTATTAAAAGGAAAATAATTTATAAAATTTAAATTTTCATTAAATCTAGAAATAACTATAACTATATTACTTGTATCTTTATTCGTAATATAATTATAATATATTAAATATAAAATTAAAAAAAATAGTATTATTATATTAATCATTTAAAATATTGAGAAAATAAAAAATACATTATATTATATGATAAATAATAGTTGTATAAATAATATTCATAAAATTAATACAAATGTCTCATTTAAAAATAAATTTATTTTAATTTGTTTATTTATAATACATTGGATATTTGTTATTACAATATGTAGTTATAATTTATGGGGTAATAAAAATACGGATTTTATAATTTTTGGTAGTTTATTATTTTTAATAATAACATGGTTCTTTTATTTTAGTCAATGTGTTATAACATATTATGAATTTAAAATATTAAAAGATAGTAATTTAACTTTTGATGAAATGTATAATCCATCAATGAATTTATATTGTAATAATAATTCTATTACTATTTTAATATCAACAATTATAGGTATACTTTTTATTTATACTTTTCAAAAAACATTATTAAGATATAATTTTTCAAAATATTTTGTATTAATTTTTGTTTTAGTTTCTATATTTTATTGGATGTATTATAGGATGAATGAAATCAATAATTTATAACATATAATATATGAATAATAATTGTTATAAATTTCATAAAATAACTTATAATGATGGACTATTAAGTAAATCTGTTGATGCAACATATATTATTCATTTGGAAGGTAATGGTAGATATAAAAGTATTACTGATCAAATAAAAAAATATCATATAACAAATATTATTTATATTTTATTTAATAAAGGTTATAAAAAATGTAATAAGGGCGACAAAGTTAAATGTCCGCCCACCGACCTTTTAAATGCAAATATTAAATGTTTTGAACATGCTAAAATGAATAATTATAATAACATATTGGTTTTAGAAGATGATTTTTTTTTTAATGATAAAATAAAAGATTCTTTTCATATAAATAATATTAATAAGTTTTTATTAAATCATAAAAATAAAAAAATTATATATGCTTTGGGTGCTGTTCCAGTAATACAATCTCCTTATAATTTTTATACTGTGCGAATACATATTTATTCTTGTGCACATGCATTAATATTTAGTTCAAAATTATATAATGAATTAATTATTGATTATTATAATAATAAAATAAATATGGTCCACGATTTATATTTATCATTCAAATATATTTTTAATAGTTATATGTATTATTTACCACTTTGTTATCAATTATGGCCCGAAACAGAAAATTCAAAATATTGGGTTGAAAATAGTTTTTCAGATTCACAAAAAATGACATCATTACATAAATATTTTGCTAATTTATGGACAAATAATTTAAAAAAATTTAACAATTTAATTGGATTAGATAAACAACCCGAACCAGGATTTACAATAATATATACTAATTCTAAAATAATTTCATTATTAATATTTATTTTATTGATATATTTAATTTATCGAATAGTTAAATAATAATTTGTACTAGATATTTGATTATTATAAGTATATACAATATTTAAAATATAATTTCCTTTATCCGCAATTTTATCTATACCAATTTTATAATTGCGATAAGTTATTTTATCTGTTAATTTATAAATTCTTATAATACCAGTATCTTTATTTAGATAACACCCATCTGGTAAATTTGTGCAACTAAATATTCCGCCATTTGGATTTACATTTGCAGGATCACTAACAAATGAATTATTATATAAAATACTAGCATTATTTATATCATAATTTATTATAGGATTTACAATAAATTTAAATTTACTATATAATTTTCTATTATTAATTATATATGTTACAAATAAATCATATGTATTAACATCTAAATTTATAAAATTTATTTTCCCTGTGTCTTCATCTATATCAATATTATTATTTAGACTAAATTTACCTCCTTTTGGATAATATATTGGTTCATCTGAAGTTATATTGTATTCATTATTATAATTAATTGTTAAACCATGATCATAATAAAAAACAGGTTCTGATATAATAGAATAATATGTTGATGATATTATATTATTAAAAATATAATTAATTTTTAATTCATAATTACCAATATCAAGATTTTCAAAAGTTATGATTCCAATATCATCATCAATTGTAATATTATCATTATTATCATCTAAACTAAATTTACCACCTGAAGGATTTACATATGGCTTCAATGATTTTTTTTTATCATAAAAATTAGTTTTAATAGGATTTTCATCAAAATAATAAAAATCGGGTTTTATTAAAAGATCTTTATAAACACTAGTTTTTTGATTGTTAATAATATATGTTATAATTATTTCATATTTATCTACATTTTTTTCTTTATTAATTTCAAAATAATTATAATTAATTTTAATATCAGAATAATTTACATTAAAATTTCCACCAGCTGGGTAAAATTTTAATTGATTGCTAATATAACCTTCATTATATTTAATTTCAATATTACTAATATCAAAATTAATAATAGGTAATATTGATATATTAAATTTAATATTTTCAGTTACATTATTTACAATATAGTCGATATCTAATTTATAATTATTTGGGTATGCATTTGTTATATTTATAATTCCATTATCATTTAATTTAATATTTTTAAAATTATTATTTATTTTAAATATACCATTATTTGGTGTAAAATATGTAGGAATAATTTTAGCAAAACCGTATGAATTTATATAATTTGAATATAGTATTTTTGGTTTTATTATAATAGTAATTTCATATATTTTTACTAGATTATTAGAACTATATATAATAGATAATTTATAATTTCCAACATTACAATTATTTATAGTTATATTACCATTTTCTGATAAATTAATATTATCAATATTATATTTTAAATTAAAGTTACCAAAATTAATTATAGGAAAAATATATTTAACTTCTTTAGTATAAAAATAATAAATATCATTATCGTATAATTTATTTGGTATTATATCTAAATTTAAATTTAAATAAGAAGTAATATTATTATATGTGTATTTAAATATTAAATCATAAATACCAATATTATCAGAATTTAATGTAGTAAATCTATTAGATATTTCTAATTTACCATTTAATGGTAAATATTCTAATTTATCTTTATAATTTAAATATGGTTTTATTAATAATTTACATGTTGAATAATAAGATTTATTATTATATATATATTCAATATTTATAATATAATTATTTGGTTCTAAATTATCTATAAAAATTTCACCAATATCATTAATTATAATATTTGGTATATCATTTATTATTTTAAATATTCCTCCTAATGGATAAATATATGGTGATATTTTTTCAATACCATAATATAATACACTATTATAATATAATATAAAAGGAATAATTTCAAAAGAATATTTTGTTTGTACAATCTTATTATTAATTGCATATTGTATATTTATATTATAAATACCAACATCAACATTTTCATTAATAATAATTTCACCATTATTATTAATTTGAAATTTATCACAATAAAATTTACCATTTGGTGGATTATAAATAGGTTGTCTACTTTTATTTTTAAAACTATAATAAAATATATCATTACCATTATAATTACATATTGGCTTTACATTTAATGAAATAGTTGTTTTTGATGATAAATTATTAAAAACATAGTCAATATTAAATTCATATTCGCCTATATATGGATTAATAATTTGAATTTCACCAGTAATTTCATCTAATAAAATACCATCACACAAATTATTACAACTAATTTTACCACCATTTGGTTTTAATATCGGTTTATTATTTATTTTTTCTAAATAATTTAAATTCAATAATTGAATTGAATAAATAATTTGCGGATTGCATATTATTTTAATATTATTAGATATTGAAACATTATTCAATTCATAATTTATAATTATTATTTTTTCTGTTGGATATATATTTTCTAAATCAATTATTCCAGTATTTTTATCTATTATAATATCTAAATCATTGCACGAAAAAATACCATTATTATTTATTATTTCTGGAGTAATTTTGATTGGATCATTATAATTCATAATTACTTCATTTATATATTTAACTATTGGTTTTACTGTTAAATTAATATTACTTTCATTTTTACCATATTTAATATTTAAATTATGTATACCTACTTCATAATTTGAAAAATCTATTTGTCCATTTTCTATTTTATCATCATTTAATATCAAATCAATATTATTTGGTTCTAAAATTGGTATTTCTGATAATACATTGTCATTGAAATTAATTTCATATTCTGTTTTTAAATAAAATATTTTTGGTATAATTTCAAAATTAATAATACAACTAGAAGATATTTTATTATACTCATATATTATTTCTAAACAATAATTACCTACTTTGAATTTATTACAATTTATATATCCGCTTTTTGGAAATCCATTAAATAATGTAAAATATTTAGTTTCACTTTGTAAATCATTTGAAAAGGTTCCATTATTTGGATAAGTAATTGGCGAGATTATAAAATTACTATTAAATATTATGTATTTGGGTATATCAATATATTTAATTACTGGTTTAATTATTATATTATAATTAACAAAATTATGATTACTATTATAACAATAAATTAATTTTATATCATATTGATCAACCAAACAATCTGTAATTAGTATTCTCCCCGTATTTTTATCAACATTAATACCATCTATATTTTTATCTAATGTATAATAACCACCAGTTGGATTAACATATGGTTCTTTAATTATATTTTCTTCTAAATAATTAAATTCATATGTATCCTGTTCAATAATTATTTTTGGAATAACTTGTGCTAAAAACGTTATTGTATGTAAAATATTATTTAATTCATAAGAAATATTAATATTGTGATTATCTACACTTAAAGATGAATCTAATATAAATTTTCCTTCAAGATCTATTTGGTGCGGCTCATTAATTAAAAATTTACCAGTACTATGGGAATTAATTAGAGGAAGTTTTGATTCAAAATAATTTCCATAAATTATAGTTGATTTATTTTCCAAGTATTTTATTGATGGTTTTACTACAATCGTTAATATAATATTATTAATTCCTTTGTAACGATTATTACTAAAATTATAAATTATATTTAAATCATACTGTCCTACTTCTAAATTATCTATTGAATATAATGATCCATCATCATTTAAAATTATATTATTAGGTAAATTATTACAACTAAAATTACCAATACTTTTAATTAGTATGTTATTTATTTTAATTTCATTTGAAAATGGATTTACTATTGGTTTATTAATATTTACTTTATCGGTATAAAAATAAGTATATGCTACATTATCATAATAAAAATCAGGTAAAATTTGTATATTAATTATAATATTTTTAACAATATTTACTTTATCAATATTTAGATTTACCATTATTTGATAATCGCCTAATTTAAGATTTTCATCAATTATAATTATACCATTTGACTTATCTATTGATATAAAATTATAATCTTTATCAAATGTAAAAAAATAAGGTAATTCAATTAAATCTATTATTGGAGGGTTACTAATATATTTTTTACCATAATTATTAATTATATTATTTATTGAATAATAAAATTTTGGAATAACGTCAAAATTTACTTCTATATTTGTTATAATGTTATTATATTTATGTTTAATAATGTAACTATATTTACCAATAGAATGATTAATTAAAATATTACCATTTATATCAATATTTAAATCATCTGATATAAAGTTTCCATTTATTATTCCACATGGTTCTAATTTACAATTATTTTCTGATATAGTAAATTCTTTATATTCATAATAAATATTTGATTCTATTATAAAAGTAATAGTTTTACTAGTTTTAATATTATTATAAACATAATCAATATTATAACTATATTCACCTATATCTAATTTTTCTGTAATAATAAAGAAATCAGATGATTCAATACCATTAATATATAAAATACCATTTATTGGTAACACATTAATATTAATATTATTATCACTTTTGAATTTAATTTTTAATTTATCTTGAATTATTATTTTGGGTTTAATACATACATTATAAATAAAATCATTTGATACATTGTTTATATTATAGTTTATTTCGAATTTATAATTTGCAGGTATAGGATCAATTAATGTTATTTCGCCCGTATTTTGATTAATATTAAAATCATTATTTAATAATTTAAAAGTACCCATAGTTATTTCTTTTTTTGGCGTTACAATTATATTATCATATTCAAAAATATCATCGGGAAAATTAATATTAGATTCAACTATTAAATTATAATTACATGATGTTATATTAGTATTATATTGATATATTATAATAATATTATAATTACCTATATTAACTATATCATTAAATAATAATTGACCATCTTTATTTATTGTAATACCAGGTGTTATATTTTTAATTTTAAAAATCCCCCCAGAAGGATAAACATATGGTTTTACTGATTTACCATTATCTTTAAATTTCATTACATAACTATTTTCTTCATAGTTAATTTTTGGATTACAAATAATTTGATAATCTATATTATTAATAATATTATTATACTTATATTGTATTGTAATTTTATAATTACCAATATTTAGATTATTTGAAGATATTACCCCATCGTCATTAATTATAAAATTATTATTATTTAAAATACTAAAAGTCCCATTTATTGGATTTACTATTGGTTTTGATGAAATAAAATTTTTTTCGGGATCATTTATTGTAATTATATTTTCTGTATATTTAAATGTTGGTATTATATCTATTAATAATGTAACATTAAATATAATATTACAAAATATATAATTAATAGTAATTATATAATTATCAACGGATAAATTATAATTTTCATTAAAATAAAGTTTTCCAGTATCTTTATTTATTCTTATTCCATTTATTTCATTTATAAAAAACCTAAGAAATATATTATTACTAATTTCAGGATTATTTGTTTCATAATAATTGCCATATTCTATAATTATTTTATTAGTATAATAATTAACAACAGGATAAATACAATATTTAATAGTTGTTTTATTATTTATTATTTTATCTAAAGTTGAATAATAAATAGTACTTTCATATAATCCATAATTTGTTTTTTTATTGAATGTAATAATACCATCGCTATCAATTAATAAATTTTGATTATCTGAATAAAATGTTAAATTAGATATATCTACAATTGGTTTTTCTGATTGACCACCATGACCATATGCAAATTTATATATATTATCTGAATATTTTACATGTAATTCAGATAATTGATCAACTTTATTTGATGTAAGATCCATATATTTATATTAGGTATTATAATTTTTTATACATTAAATAATTGTCAATGCGTATTTTTTTATAAACAACATAATTTTTATTATTAAAATTATAATTATAATTCCCAGTAACAACGTATCTAATATTTGCATTTGATGGTAACATTCCAGACCACGATTCTACTATCATATTATTTGCAATTAAATCATCTGTATAATAATTGGGCAACATTATATGATAATATAAAGGACTTATTTCATCTAAATTAAAATAATTTAAATGATGTCCACCATAAATCCAATTATTACCTTCTAATTTAATTGCATGATTTTGTGATAAATATGTATCATGATCAGGAATATTTTTACTAAAGAAATCTTTAGGAATACAAACTGGATAAGATTTTTTATTTGGTTTATTAATTGTATATTTTAATATTTTAACAATGGGTACTATACGATTATCTCCTGTTATAATATAATCGCCTTCATTCAAATTATCTATTAATTCATTACCATATGGTGTTCTAATTAATGTTTTGGATAATATACATGGCACTTCATGTACAATATAAGAAGCAATCGCAATATCGCTATTTTTATGTCCGGGTGTGACAGCAAACGCTTGTATTATTGTGTTTTTAATAATTGATATTGGTCCATTATAGGTTAAACTATTTACTGTTGGTGTTGTACCATCAATTGTATAAAAAACAATTGAATTGGGTAATGCATTTATATAAATATCAATTGTACCAGATGCATAATAAGTTCCTGCGGGAGGATCAAAGGTAGGTGGTTCATTTGCTAATGCTAATAAATCTTGAATATAAAAATCAGATAAATAAGTTAATAATCCAGTCCAATAACCACCTCCAACATAAACTAATTTATAACCAACTGAATAATTTACAGTTCCATCATCATTTAATTCGTATGTAAATAAATTTGCACTTGGATCAGCATTTGGTAATTGAAAAGTAAAAGGATATGGCGCTCCTAAATCATGTGTTAAATTACTTGATGATGCATTATATGCATTAATTGACACTTTACCTACTAAACCGTTAATATTATTATTTAATGCATATGCACTACCTGTTGTTGAACTATATTGTAATTGTGCAACACTTGATGTAATATTTGTATTAGGAATAGCAGGTGGTGCTATTCTAAAAGCACCTTCATATAAATTTTCTGTTACTTCTAAAGTATAATTATAATATGAATTTACTGTTGATGTATATCCATATATATTTAAATAATAAATTCCTATATTTAGACTAGCTTCCCAATTAATTATTCCAAATGGATCTATATTTATATCTACAATATTACTTATTGTGATTAATGAAGATACAGTTATATTTGATAATAAAAATGAAGGATTTGTAAAATTAAATGCTAAAATTGGATTATTAGATTTTCCTTTTGTGCCTTGATTTACTTTATAATTATTTGGATCATATTTAAATAAATAAATATTTCCCGCTGCCATATTATCATATTGTATTATATAATTATATGAATCTGGACCACCCATTGATAGATTATATACAAATAATGGTATATTATAACCGGGACCTATTGTTTGAAAATTAGCACTATATGTATCTATATAAACTTTATCATCATTAATAACCCCGAATAATTTATTTGATAATATTTGAACTTTTGTTGTTGCATCATATATTTTATCATTCGCAACAAAATCTGCATAAATAATTTTTTGATTCATTTTTAAATTAAAAATATAATTTGATGAAATATCATTATAAACATAGACTAGTGGAATATAATATTGACCAACAACGACGGTTTGATCAACTGTTAATATACCATACGTATAATCAATTCTAACGCCATTAAAATTATTTGGTAAATAAAAATATCCTCCAGATGGTTGAGTTATAGGAACAACAGATGCCCCCGTAGAACCATAATTAATTGATATTCCCGTAATATAATTAAAATAGGGCTTTACTGTTAATCTAAAAATATTAAAACCACTAACATCATTTATTAAATAGTATACATTTATATAATAATTATTTACAGTAATGTTATCATAATAATTAAAATTTCCATTATTTCGATTTATTGATAAACCAAAAGGTAAATTATTTGATATAAATATACCACCAGATATTGATGTTATTGGTATATCTGATGATCCTCTATCAAGATAATTTATAATATTATAATTATAACTTAGTTTTGGTGTAACATTAAAAATAACTACTCTATTAATAGATACATTATTAAATGTATATGTAATATTTAAATTAAAATTACCAATTTGATTTGCATTTATTGTACTAATTGCACCAGTATTAATATTCAAATATATAAACGATGGTAAATTATTAGATGTGAAAGTACCACCTGGTGGATTTATAATTACTGGTAATTGTGTAATTGAACTTTGATAAATAATATTAATATCATTATAGACTAATACTGGATTAATAAGTAAATTATAAATATGAGTATACGATAAATTATTTATTGTATAATTAACATTAAAAAAATAAGAATTTACATCTAATCCGGAATAAAATGTTATTATACCCGAAGAAATATCAATATTTATTAAAGATAGATTAATAAATGTATTAATATTAAATGATAAATTAAAAATACCACCAGAAGAATTATTAATTGGTAATTCAGATTGTGCAAATGTACCATAATTAATTACTTTATTATTATAATAAATATATGGCGTAACTGTTAATTTATAATTAAAATTACTTGATAAATCACCGAATGCATACGATATTATTAAATTATATACATTGACAGTTATATTAGAATTAAAATAAATAATACCGCTTGAATCAATATAAATATTTTTATAATTTATATAAAAATTACCACCTTGGGGATTTATTTGAGGTATACTTGATGTAGTACTTGTACCTCCAACTATTTGTTTAATTGATTCATTATATTTTAAATATGGTAAAATGTAATAATAATAATTTGTAGTAGTTATAATATTATTCAATTTATAATAAACATTTAATTTATATTTGCCTATCATTTGCGTTGGATTAAAAGTAATTAAACCATTATTAATAGTTAAATTAGATACATCTAAATAATAAATACCATTTGGAGGATTTACATAAGGATAAGATGAATTATTAGCTTGATTATAAATATTATTTTGGAAATTTGTTGGATAATAAAATAATGACTGTATTATTAATTTAATATAATAACTATTTTGATAATAACGATAATTATATTTAATTATTAAATTATATGTATTAACATTTAAATTATTTATCATAAAAACACCCGAATTATCTATTGAACCTATATTTATTGTAAAAATACCATTTGGTGGATTTACAAAAGGTATTTTTGAATAATATATTTGTTTATAATTTATTAAAATATTAGAAGAATCATAATAAATGTCTGGTACAATAGTTAAATAATACATTAATATTTGATTAATATCAATTAATGTATATGAAATATTAATTGGATAAAACCCAATATTAATATTAGAAGCAAAATTTAATATTCCAGATGATGCATCTATAAATATACCATTGTTATTATATACTGGATCTAAACTAAATAATCCATTATTATTGCTTGTATTTGGTTTAATTGATACATTCTTATAACCATAAACTATAATTTGATTTGATATGTCATAAACTGTTATTGGAAGTATTTGGAATAAATAATTAAAATAAGCATTAATATTATTATAAGTGTATGTTACAGTTAATAAATAATCACCGACAATTAATATATTATTAATACTAATTACACCAACATATTGATCTATATTTATTGAGTTATATAAATAACCACTAACGGTAATTATATTAGTTTGCGTTGTTATATTTATTTTCCGAATTGTAAATATTCCTCCATATGGGTAAATATTTGGTATACTAGATGTTGTTGTACTTCCATAAAATATTCTATTTAATGATTCTAAATAATAAAATAATGGTACAACAATTAAATTATAATTAACAAATGTTTGATTCAAATTATATGTATATGATACATTAAAATAATATGAATTAATTTCAATAAAATTACCAAAAGTAAAAATACCCGTATTATTATCAATACTCATATTACCTAATAAATTACCATCTAGTGGATAAACAATATCAAATTGTCCTCCGGATGGATCTGTAAATGGTGCTAATGAATTTGTATATGTTAATGTATTTTGATAATTTACACTAGTGCTATTATTATTTGGATAATAAAATGTTGATAAAATAGAAATAATATATTTATTTGCACTACAAAATTCTTTTACATAATATTTAATACCAATATTATAGTTACCTACCGCTAATTTAGTAATATTTATTTGACCGGATTTTTTATTTAATATGATTTCTTTAATTGGATAATTATTTGAATTATCTGCAAAATAAAATAAACCTTTTAATGGAAAAACGGTAGGTATAATGCTTGAATAAATATTATGATTATAATCTAAAACATCGCCCGATATTGTATATTCAATTAATGGTTGTATAACTAAAGTATAATTTGTTGTGTTCTTTATTCCATTATAATTATAATTAATAACAATATTATAAGTACCTGTATTAATATATTGACCAAAAAATATTTGTCCGGTTGATATATCAATATTTATTTTGGTAGTCATAAAATTTAATGCACCAATATCTTCAAAACCAAATAACCCACCAGCGTATGGCGTATATGGAAAATCTGAATAACCCGAGAAACTATAAAATAAAGTCAATAAATTAATATCATAAGTTATACTTGGTTTTACTGTTAAATTATATGTTGTTGTTATACTAGAACCATTTAAAGTATATTGTAAAATAAAAGTATATATACCTACATCAATATTTCTAAAAAATAATATACCCGTAGTAATATTAATTTGTATATTATAAGATGTTAAACCATCATAATCAACAATAATAAAACTTCCACCTGTTTGAACAACTGTTGGTGCAATACTACTAAATGTAGTATCAACATTTATTGATGCATTATTAATTAAATAATAAAATATTGGTCTAATTGTTAAAGTATATAAAATGTAATTTGAAACTTGGGCGACGGTATAAGTTATATTAATATTAAAAGTACTTACTTTAATCCCTGCATTAAAATTAATAACACCATTAGTATTATTTATAACAATTTTATTAAATTCAGTATTTAAATCAGCAACATTAGTAAAATAGAAAAATCCACCCGATTGATCAACAACCGGTATTGAACTAATTGCAGGAGTATTATAATCTATTACTAAATTAGTTAAACTATAATTAAAATAAGGTTGTACAGTTATACTATATGTTGTATTAGTTGTTAAACCATATAATGAATAAGATAGTAATATATTATAGCTACCTACTAATATTTTATCTCCAAAATATAATACACCAGTATAACCATTCAAAATTATACCAAATGGATTATATTGATCAATATTTAAATATGTAATACTATATGGAATTAATGTTGTACCACTTAAACTTATAAAATTAAATCTACCACCTTCTTGTTTTGCATAAGGATATACTGATTTTACTGAATTTTTTATTATAATATTTACTTTATTAATACTATAATAATATACTGGATTAACAGTTAGATTATATGTTTGATTAACTGTTAATAAACGATATGTATAAGTTATTGGTATATAATATATACCAACTGGTGTTGTATTTTTGAATTCAATTATACCCGATGACATATCAATATAAAAAGTACTATTTGTTTTAAATACACCGCGTCCTGGATTAACTAATGGTCTTTCAGAATAATTAATGGTACCATATAACATATTTAAATTACCAATATTATAAATAAATTCTGGATATACTGTAATTGTAAATACTTTACTATCACTAGAGCCATTAAATGTATAATTTGCTAAAATACTATATACACCAACTAATAAGGATCCAGTTACTGATATTATACCCGATATACTATCTTGATTAATAGTACTATATAATGGTGATAAATATTCGTCATTAAATGTTGCACTAAATGATCCTCCCAATGGAGCTATTGCTGGCGTAAGTGATGATGCAGGTATTGTATATGTAGTATTTAAATAACTCGGCGAATAAAGCAAAAAAGGTTGTACAACCAATATATAATTATTTACAACACTGGTACCAAAAAAAGTATAAGTAATAGGAATAAAATATACACCAGTATCAATATAATTAAATGTTAAAACACCCGTAATTGAATCTATTGAGAACCCTGGTATAGTTGCTGTACTAGTATATTGTCCATTCGGAATTTGTGATATAGCAGGTTTAGTTTTAGTTGAAGTATTATATCCAACAACGGAATAAGCAGGGTTCCAGTGTATAATAGAAATAACTTCTAATGTATAAGGATAAGATTTTGTTACACCGTTATAATTATATGTAACCGTAAGATTCCATGTACCGGCATTAACTAAACCAAAACGTAAAATACCCGTATTTCTATCAATTGAAATTCCCGTATAAATTAAATTAATTAATGGCAATGATGCTGTAAAAGTACCACCCCGAGGAGCAACAACTGGTGCATATGAAAATGAAATATCGTGATAATTAACTTGAGTATAATTTGGATCAAATTTTATGGTTGGTTGTTTAATAAATTTAAAATTAAAAACATTAGCTATGGTATTATATGTATAATAAATTGTTAAATAATAATTACCAACAAAAATGTTATTTGCAAAATTAATAATACCAACATTTGGATCAATAGATATTAAACCATAACTAATATCTAATAAAACATTATTATAATTTGAAATATCAGTTATATTTGGTAAAATACTAAAGGTACCACCGGGTGGATCAATAATTGCTGCTGCCGATGATGCTGAATTTTCATATGCAGCAATTAATGTTGGATTAAAATATTGAACTAAAGGTAAGACCGTTAGATAGTAATTTGTAGTATTTATAACATAGTTTAATCCATATGTTATTGTAAATACATAAATATCTACAACCACAAAATTACTAAATTCAATGATACCAAAAGATGAATCAATATATATACCTGGAAAATTATAAGATCCCGAACTATTATAACCAGTTATACTGAAAATACCACCAGGTTGATTAACAAGTGGTTGAATTGAAAAATTATCAGTATTATATGCTTGTACAGTATTATTAATTTTATAAACTATTGTTGGTAAAATAAAATAAACAAAATATGCAGTATTAAATGCATTATTTAATGTATATATTATTTTTAATTGATAAATACCAACATTCGGATATGTTTTAGTATAAAATGTGCCACTCAATGAATTCGTTGTTAAAAATGTTGTTAAAGTATTTGAAATATCAATATATGTAAATAATCCACCAGTTTGTGCATAATAGGGTATTGAAGATGTAAAATTTGTGCCATATAAATAAGTATTATAAGTATTAGTATATGTTAAATTCGGTATAATTTGTAATGAATAATTTGTTAATACAGATAAACCATTTAATGTATAAAGAATATTAAAACTATAATTTCCTACCGAAATTTGATTTTTAAAATATAAAGCACCTGATAAATCAGCATAAACACTATTATTTCCAATCAAATTTGATCCTGATGAATCATAAAAATAAAAATTACCACCCAATTGTTGGATCTGAGGTAAAACTGATGTTACTATATTTAAACGATTATACAATATAATTTGATAATTGGGCGTATAATTTATTGTTGGATAAACATATAAATAATATATTGCATAATTACTAACTGTATTCAAAGTATATTGAATAGTAAAAGCATATATTCCAACATTAGTATAATCTGAGAAATATATTATACCCGTTGTATTATTAATTGTAACTGCAGTTTGATATACACCATTATTTGATAAATCATAAATACTAAAGGTACCTTTCTTTTGATTAACTATTGGTGCAATTGAATTATCAGTTTTACCATAATTTACATTCTTTAAATTTATTGTATAATTAATTAAAGGTATTATCGTTAGATAATAATATGTTTGATTGAATACACTATTTAAATTATATGTAATAACAAATTGATAATTTCCTACATTAATAGCTTTTGGAAAAGTAATTAATCCAGTATTAGGATTAATAAAAATAAAATTTGTTAATACAAGATTACCAATTACATCAGCAATTGAAAAAGTCCCATTTTTTTGATTATAATAAGGTATCGTTGATACTACTGGAACATTAAAATATGTATTTATTATATTCGGCGTATAATATAAATTTGGTATTATTGATAAATTAAATATAATAGAGTTTTGAACACCACTAAAATTGTAAATTATATTAAAACTATATCTACCAACATTAATATATGGATTAAATTGAATAATTCCTGTATTAATATCTATTAATACTAATCCTTGTGTAATCAATGAACCAAAAATATCATTTATAGTATAATATCCACCACTTACAAAAGCTGGAGAAGTTGAATATGTTATAAATGATCGATCATATAATAATATTTTATTATTATCAGCATAATATAATGTTGGAATAATATATAAATAATAAATAAAATTATTACTAACATAATTTAATGTATAAACTACATTTAAATAATAAATACCTGCATTAATACCTGGATTAAAATAAATCATTCCATTAGTATCAATAAATACTAAAGAATTACTTGCTATTTTATAATTTCCTGAAAAATCATAAATATTAAATTGACCATTTAGTTGACTATAAAAAGGAACCAATGAATTACCAGATTGGTCTTGTAATAATATAGTTTTATTAACACGATATGTTAAATTTGGTATAACTTTATAATTATATAATGAATTATTATTAATACTATTGATTTGATAATTTACTAGTAATGGATATAATCCAACATTTATTATATTATTAAAAGTTATAATACCATATTGATTTATTGCGGCATAATTTTTTTGAGCTATAGTTGAATTAGATAAATCATAGAGAGTAAAATTACCTCCTACTTGTAAATAATATGGTGCAATTGATTGAAAATTATTATTATAATTTATAATAATTGAACTAATAGAATAATAAAGATTTGGTATAACAGTCACTGAATATGTTGTATTAATAAATGTATTTCTTAATGTATATACTATATTAAATACATAATTTTGTATATCTATATTCGGATAAATCATAATAATACCATTATTATCTATTGATGCATTATTTGTAAAAACTAAATTTCCAACATTATCAGTAATATTGAAAGAACCACCTGATTGATCAACAAATGGTTGTTCGGTATAAAATACATCAGAACGATCATATAATAAACTATAATAACCTATACTATAAGATATATTTGGATTAACTGTCAATGTATATATTGTAGAATTAGTTACATTATTTAAAGTATAATAGATAGTAAAATTATATATACCTACATAAATACCCGATGCAAAATAAATTATTCCTAATGAATTAATTGATACAAAATTAGATAATATATCATTAATTCTAAAGGATCCATTGAGTTGATTAACAATTGGTTGTTGTGAATAAGCCGACGTTTTATATTGAATACTAATGGCAGATATATTATAATAAATAATGGGAACAATAGTTAATATATATGGATAAGAATTAGTAATATTATTAACGGTATAATTAACATTAATATTATAAATACCAACATTAATATTATTATTAAAAGTTATAATACCATTATTATCAATTGGAAAGGAATTATTTAAAATACTAAATAAACCATTTGGTGGACTAACAATAGGACTTGTTGAAAATCCAGATATAGTATATAATAAATTCTTTCTATTATTAGTATAAGTAATATTTGGTATTATTGTAAGATTATACAAAACAACATTTATTATATTATTAACACTGTATGTTATTGTAAAATTATAAATACTAACATTAATTCCATTTAAAAAACTAATTATACCATTTAAATAATTAATTTTAACCAAATTCAATTGAACTAAAATATTATCAACTTCTTTAATTGTAAACGATCCATTATTTGGATTTGTATATGGTAAAATAGAATTACTGATTGTTAAATAATTAATTACAATATAATTTGTTGAATAATAAAAAGAAGGAATAACTAATAAACCATAATTTACATTTTTAACAGCATTATTAAAAGTATAATTGATACTAAATAAATAAGCACCAACATTTAATAAATTAAATATTATTTGACCAGTATAATAATTTATTGTAACTAAATTTTGATTTACTGATGTTCCAGATAAATCAGATATAGTAAAAAATCCATTATTGGGTATAAAAATAGGATTTGATGATGCATCATAAATTGTATGATCATATTTTATAACTTTTGAAGTTTCTGGATATTTTAAATATGGCGATGCATTTAAATAGTATAGTGTTGTATTTGTAACATTATTATAGGTATATGTTACCAAAAATGTATAAAAATTAACATTAATAAAAGCATTAAAAGTTATTATACCAAGATTATTTATTGTAACTAAATTTGTTTGTACTAAATTATAACTAATATCAAATATATTAAAATAACCACCGGGTAATAATACATTCGGATTAAATGAATTACTACTAGTATTATAATCTAAATTCGTTAAATTATTCGGATAACTAATATATGGTCTAATATTTAATAAAAATAATGTTGAATTACGGACCGAATTTAATGTATAAATAACCGAAACTATATAATTATTTATTGGTGAATTATTATTAATAAATATAATACCAGTATTTGAATTTATTGAAATATAATTATTTGTAACTAATGATCCAGATATATCAATTATTGTAAAATTACCATTTGGTTGATTAACATATGGTGCTATTGTATATCCACTAATTGTATATACTAAAGATAAATAATTATTAGTAAAATAAATAGTTGGTCTAACTATTAAATTATATGTAATTTGTTTATTAACCGAATTTAATAAATAATTTATCTGTAATATATAATTACTAACATTTAAACCGGTATTAAAAGTAATTTGTCCATTATATTGGTCTATTGTTATTAAATTATTAGTATTATTTAATATTGAAAATATACCACCCGATTGATCTACAAAAGGAAATACCGAGTAAATTATATTTTGTCTTTCATAAACAGTATCCATTATAGCAGGTTGATAATAAAATATTGGTTGTATAGTTAATTGTATTAAATTAGATTTAGAGATTCCAAAACTATCTGATTGATATGGTACAAAATTGGCATATAAATTAAAATTTTTAACTAATAAATTATTAAAATATAAGTAACTTGTTGGACTATTAGCCGATATATCATTATTTAATAATAAATTTTGATCATCATATAATTGTAAATTACCATAAGGATTTAATGAAAAAGTTAGAATTAAACCATTTTGCCCAACTATTGTAATATTATTAGAAGTATACATATAAATTCTATTTAAATTATAAACTGTGCCACTTGTATATCTAAACCAAGAAATACCACGATTTTGTGATCTTAATATAATGCCATTATTACCAACAGCCATAATATCATTTAAATTTAATATAAATACATGATTTAAATTATATGATGAATAATTATTACCAGATATATCTAATATTTGTAACCAATTATTACCATCGTTTGTTCTATAAATAATACCATTATTTCCCACTATATAACCATTATATTGATCATACATTGCTATTGAATTTAAATTATTTGTATTTATTGTATTTTGTGTCCAACTAGTACCACCATTTATTGTTTTTAATACTAACCCATTATTACCAACAATAAAAATAATATTTGTATTTACTGCATTAACATCATTTAAATTACTATTTGTATTTGATATTATTTGATTCCATGATAAACCCGAATTTGAACTTTTAAAAATAAGACCATTAATACCTACAGTATAAATAAATCTGGATATTAAAGTAGATATTGCAGATAATCTATAATTAGTTATTTTATTAGTTGTAAAAGTATTAAATCCATTATTAGTAGAAATAATTAATCCGCTTAATCCACAAATAAATCCATATGATATATCTATCATATTCAAATAAGTAATATTTGATTTAATATTATTAATTAGCATCATGTTCGTATTATATATATATCCATTGTCACTAATAATAATATTATTATCAATATTGATCAAATTATCTAAAATAATTGGATTATTATTTTGCCACACTGGATTAATATTTATTATTAAATAATTACTAATGTCTTTATAATTAATAATATTATTAGTTGTAGATATTAATACATTAGTTGGATATGTTATTGTACTTGATGTATAAGATGTTGTATTGCTATAATTATTAAATGAAGTACCACTTAATGTTATATTATTAATAGTTGTTAATTTATTTTTTGCAACATTTGAATTTAAGTAAGTTGAATTATAGGATGAAATAAATACATTATCTGGATAAATAATATTAGATATAGTTATATTTGATACAATCGCATCATTTATACCATCGAATATTTTATTTACACCAACAAAGTTTGTAATTAATAATTTTTGTAAAATATTACCAAATGTAATAGTTGGATTTATAAAATAATTAAATGCATATGGTCCATTTAATATGATATTATTAATATTTATTTGTTTATTTATTTGATAATTTATATCAATATAATTAGCAATATAAGAACTAATAGAAATATAATTAATATCATCTAAAAAATATCCTGATAAATATACATTACTCAATGTTACATACGTTGTTTGATCATAAATTTTTGTAACACCATTTGATAATAAATAAAGTTGTTTTGGATTAATATTTGAAAATGCTGTAACATTTGGATTACTAATAACATAATTTACAGCATTTGGTCCAGATATTATAATATTACTAATATAAATTGTTTTATTATTTCCTACAAATTTATCAGTATAAACACTTAAATATGAGCTTACTGTTGTTGTTAAAATATCAGCTGGTATTAATCCAGAAATAACTGGATTAGTTATATAAGCAATATTAGTATTATCATAAACTTTATCAACACCCGTAAATGATACATTAATATATTGATTAAAAATATATGCGGATATAGTTAAATATGGTAAATAATTATAATTATTTAATGTTGTTCCAACTACAGTTATATTAGATATATCAATTAATTGTAACCCAACATTTATTGATCTAAAAGAAGAAGTATAATAAGAAATTATCATATTCTCATTATTTGCAATATTTAATATCGAATAATTAAGTAGTCCAGTTATTAAAGTATTATCATATATTTTATTACCACCAGAAAAAATAAAATTTAATAATCTTGTATTAATAAATGCTCCTAATGACTGAACTGGATATATATTATAATTATTACTAGATAAACCACCCAAAATTATATTTGATAAATCTACATAGGTTGATCCAACTAAATAATTTTTATATAAACCAGTAAATGATTGAATATAAACTTGATCGCCCGATATTATACCTAATAAATATCCTGATATTGTATTATTTATATTTTGCGTACCATCATATATCTTATTTAAATTAATAAAATATGATGATATTATTTTTGGATAAATATTAGCATTAAATGCTGGTATTGGAGTAATAATATAATTTAGATATTCAGTTCCAGTTAATATAATATTTGATATATCAATTAATTGTAAACCAACATTAGGATTTTTAAAATTTGAATTATATGAATTTATAACTACATAATCCATAGATAAAACACCAAAAATATTATAATTTAGATTGCTAACACTTGATGTTTGATCATAAACTTTATCACCACCAGTAAATATAATATTTAATGGTTTAGGAAATATATTTGCATATGAAGATTGGATAGGATTTAATAAATAATTATTCGAATCAGTACCAAGAATAATAGTATATGATATATCTACACGTATATAACCAATATTTTTATTTATAAAATTAGATACAAATGAACTTAGAAATACTTGATCATTTTGTAACAATGGATAAAGAACATATGAAAAATTATAAATTTGTCTTGTACCATCATAGATTTTATCACTAATGCTAAAAAAAGCATTCATTGGTAATTTAAAAATATATGCATTAATTGATAAGACAGGATTTAATAAATAATTAAAAGCTTTTGATCCACCTAATATTATATTTGAAATATCAATAATTTGAATACCAGAATTATAATTTCTATAAAAACTTGTGAAACTACTAATGGAAACATCATCTAATGGTATTGTATTTAATAAATAACCACTAATAGATCCGGTATTTAATAATTTATTATAAATTTTATTACCTCCTTTGAATACTGCTTGAATATATTTTGGATAAATATTGGCGCTTAATGTTGTTAAAATTGTAAAATTATAATTAGCTATTGCTGATCCTACTGGTAAAGCACTATTAATTATAATTTGATTATAACCAATATTTGAATTAGTAAAATACCCAATTATATTATTAACTGTTATATAATCTGTATTGATTACATTAGTTAAATTAAAAATTAAATTATTTGGTAGATTCGTTCCATCGTAGACTTTGTCTCCACCAGTAAAATAAATTTGTACTGGTCTCGTATATATATATGCTGATATTGAAAGTATAGGTTGTAAAGAATAATTACCTAATGTTGAACCAGATAAAATTAAATTAGCAATATTTATTTGTCTTAAACCAGCTAAATATGAATTAAATGAACTACTAAATGAAACTATATTAATAATTTCATTATTAACTAAACCACTTAATGTACCAGTTAAAGTTGGACCTGTTAGTGTTGTTTTATCGTATATTTTATCACCTCCACTAAATAATGCATATAAATTTTTAAGATAGATATTTGCTTGAATGGGAAGTATATTATCTAATAAATAATTAGAATATACACCATTTAAAATTACTTGAGATATATCTATAATTTGTATTCCAGTATTTGGATTTCTAAATAATCCAATATATGAAGATACTGTTACATTTTCATTATTTATAATTCCTTGTAAATTATAAGTCATAGTACCTGCTAAATTTGTCCCATCGTATATTTTTGATCCCTTTGAAAATGTTAATATTAAATTTTTATAATAAATATATGCTGGTGTTGTTGCAATTGGTCCTAGATAATAATTCAAATAATCTCTACCTCCCAAAGAAGCAGCCGATACATCTATAAATTGTGGCCCTGCATTTGGACTTTTAAATCTTGCAATATAATTATTAATTAAGAATACATCATCATTGTCAATTATATTTGTTATATAACCATTAAAAGTAAAATATGGTAAAGTTGTACCATCGTATATTTTATTACCACTTTGGAAAAATGCATAAACTGGACTTTGATATATTGTTGATGGTAATGGGGGCACTGGATAAACATAGTAATTATCTGATCTATATCCACTGATAGTTAAATTTGATATATCAATAAATCTATTACCCGCGGTATAATTTTGAAATAATGAAGTAAAAGAATTGATATAAATATTTTCAGATAAAACCATACCACTAATTGAAAATTGGATAGATCCAGTTGAATATAATTTATCATATATTTTTGAACCACCTGTAAAAGTTGCTGTTAATCCACGTTGACTTATTATACCTGAAATAGAAACAACTGGTAATAAATTATAATTAAATAATGTTGGACCAGATAATATTACATTTGATATATCAATAAATCGTAAACCATTATTTTGATCTTGAAACATTGCTGTAAAACTACTTATTGTTATTATTTCATTGGTTACAATATTATTTATTATTCCATAAATATTTGTATTAGCATTTCGATAACCATCGTAAATTTTAGATCCACCATAAAATGATACATTTAAATTTCTTTGATTTATATAAGAATAAAAAGATGGTATACCTAAAACTAAATAATTATTTGATTGTTGGCCGACTATTAATAAATTTGATATATCAATAGCATTTGGTCCAATTATATTTAATTTAAATTTACTATTAAATGTACCTATTGTAACATCATCTCCATCTATAATACCACTTAATGAAGATTGAATTGGTCCGGTAGTATATAATGAGTCATATATTTTAGTACCACCTGTAAATGAAGCTATTAAAGTTCTATAATTAATATATGATTTAAAAGGACCTATCGGATAAATAAAATAATTATATGCGGTTGATCCTTGTAATGTTATATATGAAATATCAATACTTTGATAACCAACTAATCCAGATTTAAAAAATGATATATATGTACTAATTGTAACATTTTCTATACCCATAATACCACTTAATGATCCAAATACTGGACCTGTATAACGTGTTGCATCATATATTTTATTACCACCAGTAAAAGTTGCATTTAATCCACGTTGTATAATAATTCCTGATATAGAAATAATAGGTAATAAATTATAATTAAATAATGTAGGGCCTGATAAAATAACAGATGATATATCAATAAAACGTAATCCAATATTCTGATCTTGAAACATTGCAATAAAACTACTAATTGTTATTATTTCACCAGATACAATATTATTAATTATACCATAAATATTAGAATTAGCATCTCGATAACCATCATAAACTTTAGATCCACCATAAAATGATATATTTAAATTTCTTTGAGTTATATAAGAATAAAAAGATGGTATACCTAATACCAAATAATTATTTGATTGTTGTCCTACTATTATTAAATTTGATATATCAATAGCATTTGATCCGACGCTATTTAATTTAAATTTACTATTAAATGTACCTATTGTAACATCATCGCCATCTATAATACCACTTAATGAAGATTGAATTGGTCCCGTAGTATACAATGAATCATATATTTTAGTACCGCCTGTAAATGAAGCTATTAGAGTTTTATAATTAATATATGATCTAAAAGGACCAATTGGATAAACAAAATAATTATATGCGGTTGATCCTTGTAATGTTATATAAGAAATATCAATACTTCTAAATCCAACTAATCCTGATTTAAAAAATGATATATATGTACTGATTGTAACATTTTCTATACCAACAATACCACTTAATGATCCAAATACTGGACCAGTATAACGCGTTGCATCATATATTTTATTACCCCCAGTAAAAGTTGCAACTAATCCTAGTGGACTAATAATTCCTGAAATAGAAACAACGGGCAATAAATTATAATTAAAAAGTGATGAACCCGATAAAATAACAGACGATATATCAATAAAACGTAAACCAATATTTTGATCTTGAAAAAGAGCGATAAAGCTACTTATTGTAATAATATCACCGGGTATTAAGCCATTAATAGTACCATATACATTAGTATTCGCATTTCTATACCCATCGTATATTTTTGATCCACCGCTAAAATTTATATTAATATTTTTTTGATATATATAAGCATTAAATGGTGGCACTGGTACTAATGAATAATTATTTAATGTTCCGCCATAAAATTGGAAATTACTAATATCATATAAATTTAATCCAACTGTATTATTACGAAATTTAGTCGTAAAATAAAAACCAACATCTTCTGTGCCAATTATACCACTAATAGAATAATAAATTGGTCCAGTATTATAAGTACGATCATATATTTTATTCCCACCACTAAAAGTAGCAACTATATTTTTTAAATAAATATATCCACTAATAGATAAAACATTTGCTACACGATAATTTAAAGAATTTGCACCTTGTATTGTAACGTAAGAAATATCAATTATACTATTTCCAACATTTTGCGATCTAAAAAATGAAATAAATGAACTAATCGATACATCATCATAACCAATAATACCACTTAAATTTATAGTTAAGGGATTAGTATATCTTGTACTATCGTATATCTTTGATCCACCGCTAAAAGAAGCAATGAGCGTAATATAATCAATATTTGCGGTAATAGGAAAAACTGGTAATAAATTATAATTTCCAACAGTTTTACCTTGCACAATAATATATGATATATCAATTATTTGATTCCCTACTAATGGTGATCTAAAAGTACTAATAAAAGTACTTATTGTTAAATCTTCAAAATATCTAAAAAATATATTATTAGAACTAGCATTTATCATACCACTAAGTGAATATGATAATGGTCCAGTGTATGTAGTTGTATCATATTTTTTTGAACCACCGAAAAATTTAACTGTTAAATTTCTTTGATAAATATTTGAATTAAACGCTGGTGGAGATACTATATAATAATTATTAGAACTACTACCGCCAATTTGTATATTTGATACATCAATTAAACCAAGACCAACATTTTGATTTTCAAAAAGAGAAGTATAATTAGTAATATATACATCATCTATTTTTGTATAATATAAATAATAATAATAACTAATTATTGTTTGATTATATGTTACTTTCCAAGTATTATTTGAATTAAATAAAACTTGATTAGTTATATTATTTAAAATAGTTACTAACAATCCTGGATTAATATATCCAGAAACAGTAATTACCAATGAATTATTCCCCGGATAAATTAATATTGGACATATAAAAGTAGAATATAAATTTGTTGTCGTACCTAAATATTTACCATTAAAATATAATGATGCATTACCATTGATATTTGAA